CGTCGTCTTGTACGAGCCGCGGTGCGCCTGCAGCGTCCGGTCCTCCCGCGCGCCCACCATGTGCCGGATCCAGTCGTTGTGCAGCGGCGTCAGCCGGTCGAAGCCGAGTGCGCGCCCCAGAGCTGCCGGTTCACGCAATAGGAGCGCTGTCGCCGCCTGTCTCTCCGTCATGCGCACTCACCTCCGCGATCAGTCTGTCCACCTCCGCACGAGCTGCCGGATCCATGGCGGATACCTCGATCCGCTGCGCCGGGTCCTCTCCGATGATGGCAAGCAGCAGCTCGATCATCTTCACGTTTCCCGCCATCGACCCGGCAAGGATCGCGTCCGCCACCGCCTCCGCCTTTGTTGTCCCCGGCGCGCCCTCGACGACCTCCGACAGCTTCTTCTGTACGGAGGCGATCACAGACGCTCTGGCACGGTGCTTTTCCGTCCGCGCCCGGTTCGCTTCCCGCGCAGATTCGCTCGTGAACGGTCTCCCGCGCGGCACCGGCTGCCCGTTCACCGGCGATACCTTTGCCATAGGCCGTATCCCTCCTCCGTTTCTTCCACCAACGCAAACAGGCACACCGTCTCCGATGTGCCCGCCGCGCAGATTTTTACGTTGTCAGTATACCATACCCGAACCCGGATATGCAAGGAAAAAGGCGGCAGTTGGCGGCAAATTTCACAGCTGTCACAGCGTGTACTCTGCCTGAAACACCGCGCACCGGTTGAACCGCTCCAGCATTCGCCGCATTTCCGCCTGCAATCCTGCCCGATCCCTGCGCAGATAGATCCGCATCAGCCCCATCCAGTCCGCGACGAACGGATCGAATACCCGACTGAGCCGCACTGCGCCGAAGCCGTCCGCGTCGTGGAGCTGGATCGCCGCCATCGTCGCCATTTCGCGCACATAGAACGACATTGTGTTGGCAAACCTCACATATTCGTCGTTCTCGGCGCGCCGCATCGCGCTCTGGTGACCGACAAGCTCCATATCGGCAAGCGAAAACGGATTGTCCCGCCATAGCTCCACCGACGGATCCCAGCCTATGTACAATAACTCCCGCCGCATCGCGTAGTAGCTGTCCACCGCGTAGTCCTCGTCCGTCTTCTCGTGCGGTCCGTACCGGTCGATGTAATCCCGCCCGATATAGTACGAGCCGTCGATCAGACGCGCCATGCGCACGTCGCCGAACCCGGCGTTGTCGCGGATCGACAGCACGATGGAGCGGTGCGCGTAATTTAAGAAACGGTCGTTGTTCCGTTCGCTCTTCCGCTTGAACTTCGCTTCCTCTTCCGGACTTGTCCGTACAGGTACCCTTGCTTTCATGATTTTCCCTCCATCTTTTCCATTTTCTCCAGCGCGCGGCGGCAGATCTCCCGTGCTCCCCGCTCCGACAGACCGGCGATCTCCGCGACCGTCTCCCACGTGCGCCTGTCGAAATAGCGGAGCCGGAGGACGGATTTTTCTCTTGCCCGCAGACACGTCATCCGTCCCTCCAGCGCCCGGATCTCCGCGCGACACTGGTTGTCCAGCGTATGGATCCGCCGCTCCAGCTCCGCTGCCTTCACCGCCGCGCCGCCTACCCTGTCACCCGCCATCCCGCCGCCCGATTTGTTTTCCCACGACGGGGACGAGGGTGCACCGGACGTCTTCCGCAGCGCATAAAGCCGGACACGCTCCGTATACAGCTCCTCCAGATGATCCGAAAGCCGCTCGAACCTTTCCCTCGTCCCCATACTGCCTCCTTAGTGGGTATCCTCTCCCCCGTACTGCTCCGCCAGAGCGTGCAATAACGTGTCGTCGTCCATCTCCCCCGCCGCGCACATCTCCGTTTCCTCCTCACCAGGCAGAGCGTACCACTCCTCCGGTTCTCCCGGATCGCCGTTATCCTCGTTCCCATCCTCGTCCCCCTCCGCGTCTCCGTCGAAATCCATCGACAGCTGCGCGCCGGCAGCCGGGGCGAAGACATACCCGCCGTCCGTGTCCTGTTCCAGTTCCATGCCATGCGTGTCCACCACCGCCGCGGACGACACGACGCATTTCATGGCGTTCTGCAGCTTGTACGAGATCACCGGCGCAACGGCGACGCGGACGCTGCCGTCCTCCTGCACGACCGGCTTGTCCACGAGGGAGATGGAGATCCGCAGTGTGACCGTGGATTCCTCAATCTCCTTCGCGCGCATGCCCTCGATGGCGTCGGCGATCATCTGGTTTGTTTCCGTCACCATGCCGCCGAACACGCCCGAATACAAAGAGATTTTTTGCTTCCGCAAAGAATTGTTTTGCTTTCCCATAGCTTTTTACCCTCCATAGCTTTTCTTCAGTGCCGCCGCCCAGAAATCGTCCGTGTCGAAACTGTTTTTCGCTGCTTCGCCGTCTGTCCCGTTTCCCGCGGCGGAAGTTTCCGTGACAGGTGCGGCTTTGTTCGCGCGCCCGTTCTGTTCCCAAAGCCGGATGAGCGCGCGCCAGTCCTCGATCGGCTTGCCTCCGCGCTTCCACCCGGAAACGGCGTAATAGTCCACAAAGCGCCTCGCGTCGATGTCGTTCCCCCGCTCCCGGCAGTAAGCCGCGACTTCCTCCGCCGTCGGTGGTGTCGTCGTCTCCGCGCCCCTACTACAACTATAATTATATATAGTATTATCTGTTGTATTATATATAGTAGGATGTAAAGTTTTTTGACATTCGATGTCAAGTTTTTTTACCTCTTCAGGTAAAGTTTTTTGACGTGCCATGTCTACATTTTTTACCTCATGTAAAGTTTTTTTACATGGTGTGGTTCGGTAAATCACCGCTCCAGTTTCCGACTGCACACGGGCGATCAGACCTTGCTGTACGAGCTTTCCCATGATATTTGTGATCGATTGCCGCGTGCACCCGAGCCATTCCATGAGATAATCCTGCCTGCCGGAATAGCCGCCGCTCTTGTCCTGCGAAAACCCGTGAATCAGCGCGTACAGCAGCAGTGCCTTGCCGGACAGTCCCAGCTCCGTGACCATCCAGCCCTGGATCGTTATGTAATTCTCCGGTTTGATTCTCCCTTCCGCCGTACAATCGCCTCCTTCCCCGTTCCTGCGCTCGTGCGCCTCACCGCAAGTGCGGCCTTATGAGGTTCACCGCCTGCTCCACGGTGTACGCCACGCCCACGATCGAGCCGTTCGCCTTCTCCGCCGCTAAAAATTTCTCCTGTTCCGGCCGCAGCGTCCCACCGTCTGTCTTGCACTCGATGAACACCGGGGTCGCACAGCCCGTCTTGCTCTTGTCCGCCGGCAGCGTGCCGAAGAGATCCGAGAACCCCTTCGGCAGTCCGGTCGAGAACCGATAGCCCTTGTCCGTCTTCACCGTGCCCACGTTCGCGCGGTACAGATGCACCCAAGGATACAGAGCCTTGATGATCTGGGAGAGCAGCATCGACTCATTCATGCGCCGCGCCCTCCTTTTCCTCTGTATTGTAGTCCGATTCGTCCACCACGAGCTGCGGCTGGAAGCCGGAGGCGAAGAACGCGGCGTTCGCCTTGTCCGCGTCAGACAGCCTGCCGATGAGGCGCGGACGCACCACGGAATACCGGTCCCCGGCGCGGTTCGTTTCCGCCGTGAGGGACAGCTCCGTCACCACCTCGTAGGGTTTGAGCTGCCGCGGACCGAGCACGCCGAGCCGGTAGTTCCGCCACCCCTCGATGGACGTCGGCGGCAGGGATACGACGATCGGGATCGGCGACCCCTCGACCATCATGTAGAGCCGGATCATGTTCTTGCACGCCTTGCCCGTCCCCTTTTTCGCCGTTTTGAACCGGTTGAACGGGCAGTCCGCGCACACGTGCTCCACATCGCCCTCGAGGCCGATCACGCCGTCCGACGACGCGCATACCGGGGGCAGCCCCCGCGTGTCCTCGTCGAAGCGCGCGTTGCACTTCTGCGAGTGGATCACCACGCCGACCAGCTTCTGCACCGTCGTATCCGTGTCGTCGTTGCCGGTCACGATCTCAAACGACTTCGCCCCGCCGGACGGGATCTTCGCCCGGTACAGGATCGTCCCGCCGACCTCCTCCTGCGCCGCCAGGATCTCCGTGTAGATCGCGCGCATTTCCGACAGCGCAAACGGCGCCACCGCCACATCCTCGGTTTTTGTGATAAGACTCAGTTCCATGTCAATCCTCCCATATGTTGGTTCCGGCTGTCACGCAGTCCCAGAACGCTTTTTCCTTTTCGATAATCAAATCGATATACGGCTGGTCCCGCGGCACATCGTACCACAGGAACTGCCGGTTCCCGATGAGCACGGCCAGGTGCCACATGTCCCAGCCGGTCACCGCCATGTAGTGCTGCATCTGGATGTACCAGTCGAGCTTGTTCCGCAGACTGTTCTCCATGTCGCCCTCGATGAAGCGGTCGATGTACACCCGCTTGCCGTCCTCGTCCATGCCGACATACTTCCGCGCGGCAAATTCCCCGATCGTCTTGCACTCCAGTCCCTCGTTTTTCCCATAGAGCTTCCGGTCGATGTTGGCGCGCATGAACGGGTGCGTCTCCGAGACGAGCATCCGGTTCCAGCGGTGTACGCGCACGCCGGTCTGCTCCGTGTACAGCTCCGCTACGAAGCCTTCGAGCGCGTTTCCGATCCGCGTCGGGAGCGTGGGCTCATCGTGCGTCTCGTCCGCCGTTTTCTCCTTGTACAGCGCCGCGCAGCCGGCATATTTGTAGTCCGCGGGATCCAGCACGATCCGCCACGCGTCCGAGCCGCCGATCCCTTTCTTCCGCTCCGCCAGCCATGCTTCCCGCGTCATGCCCTTGGTCGAGATGTACGTCATAGCCGCGCCCACCTCCGTATCTGCACCGCGAGCGGGATCCGGTGTGCCGCGCGGATCTCGTCGAGGGTGTCCTCGTCCGTCTCCGCCGCACAGCACGCGCAGATGACCGTCCCGTCGTCCAGCTCCTCGTCGATCTCATAGCCGTAGCAGTCCGAACCGCAGACCGCGCATTCGTACATATCATCGCTGTGGTTTGGACAGGACGCCGGGCACTCAAACCGTCCGCAAATGTCACACACGGTCGTCGCCTCCCTCCGCCGCCAGTGCCATAAGATGGCGCATGGCTCTGTCCGCCGCACCCCGCGTCATGCCGTGCAGCGCGTCCGACCGGTCGCCGTGCGCGATCACGCAGGGACCCATGATCGGCTCTGAAGCCAGCACAGCCGCCACATGGTTGTATCGGTCGACCGTCGTCCACTCGGAAAACAGAACCGTGAACCGCGTGTCCGGGATGCAGGGCGCCGTGTCCACGTGCCGTGCCCCGATGATCTGCCGCGCCACCGCCCGCACACCGTCGTCCAGAGGCGCGAGGTACATCCCCCCGCTCTCCGGCACGACGATCAGGTACCGCGCGCCGTCTTTTTTACTTTGCATATGAAAAACCTCCTTGACTTTTCCGGGGGATCGTGGTAGAATGGGAGCGGATTTTCCAAAGAGTACTCTGAATGAAATCAGAGGCTTCCAAAATCCGCGGATCCCAAAAATCCGCGATCCTCCATCAGACCGGTGCCGTCTTCTACGCGGTACCGGTCATTTTCTTTTCTCATAGTAGAATCTGCCGGACGCGTCCATCCGGATCATGCCGAGCCGTCTCCGCGCCCGTCGGTGTGCCGCCGCCTGTGTGATGCCGTACACGACCGCACCCCCAAGCACGACGGCCGCCACGCCAAGCGTCGCCCAGGCAAGCGTCACCGCGTGATCCGGGAACGGTACCCCATACCAGTACGCGGCGCCGAGGCAGTACCCGACGTACATCTGGCAGATGAGAAACACCGTCCCCGCCGCCTCACAGAGCCACTGCAGCATATCTGTCACCTCCTTTCCGTCAGTCCCCGACGCACATCCGCCGGGCAAGATCCACCGCGCACAGCGTCGTGTTCGCGCCGAACCAGCGGTCTATGATCGTCCGCCGGCACCCTGTGACCCGCATCGCGTCCTGCTTGTTGAACGCCATGATCCGCCGCCCCAGCACCCGCTCGGACTCCTCAATCAGCAGCACCGCCTGCTCATGCGTCCCCGGCTTCTCACGCATTTTCGCTTGCCTCCTTTCTATCGGATCTCTTCGATCTTCACCAGCTGCCCGATCGCCCGGCGGTAAAGCATGTGCTTCTCCGCCTCCGCCAGCGTCGCGAACCGCTGATTCCGGATCGACTTCTCGCCTTTGTGCTCCCCGCGCGCCAGTGTGAACCACTCCGCCGCCCGCTTCCAATGCTTGTCCGCCTCGTTGTGTCGCCAATATACCGCGTATGCCATTACGTTTCCTCCTATCATTCAGCAATTTTGTTGCTGTTATCGGCAAAAAAAATCTCATCAATGCAAACGTCCGGGAAGGCGTTCTTGATCCTTCTCATAAACGATGAAGAAGCGTTTGCCCGACCACCTTCCACTTTTTCATACATCGACACCGTGATACCCAACCGAAACGCCATTGCCTCTTGCGTCAGCTTCTGGCTCTTTCGGAACGCTTTCAATCTTTCCATTGGTTCTCCTTTCCGCAATTTTGTTGCTCGCAAGCATATTATACACCGCATTTTTGTTGCTGTCAAGTCTTTTTTCAAAAATACCTATTGCAATCCGCAATAAATTTGCTATAATAGTCTTGCACAAGCAAAAATATTGCGGGTTCGAGGAAATAACAATGCCAAGCAGAGCAAAGATCAAGAACAATTCGGTTGGGTGCCGTATCAAGCAACTGCGCACCGACAGAGGTGTCACCCAAAAGGAGCTTGCGGAGATCCTCCACAAAAGCGAAAGCGCGGTCAGAATGTGGGAATTGGAAAAATCCGAGCCGGACATGGAAACGCTTAAAAACATTGCCGCGTATTTCCGGATCGATATGAATTATCTCTACGGTCATTCTCATGCCGATCCCCCGTCGAACAGCGGCGTCCGCATCCCCGTCTATGGCAACGTAGCCGCCGGTATCCCCATAGAAGCCATCGATAACTTCGATTCTACCAACCCGGACGACTGGGAAGAGATCGACCAGCATACAGCCGCAAATGGGGAATATTTTGCACTGCGCATCAAGGGGGAAAGCATGGAGCCGAAGATTTCCTCCGGCGATATTGTCATCGTCCGCAAGCAGGAAGACGTGGAGAACGGCGACATTGCTATTGTCTGCGTCAACGGCGACGAGGCCACCTGCAAGAAAATAAAAAAGACCCCCGAAGGGATCATGCTCATCAGTCTGAACCCGGCATACGAGCCGATGTTTTTTACAAAAAAGCAAGTGCAGACTCTGCCGATCACGATACTCGGCCGTGTCGTAGAGCTGCGCGCGAAATTCTGACAGAGAAACAAACAATGCGAGGTGCTACATGGGATTTCATTTTCGCAAATCGAAAAAAGCAGGGCCGTTCAACTTCACCCTCTCCAAAAAAGGAATAGGCTGGAGCGTCGGCAGCAAGCATGTCCGCTTTTCAAACAGCGCAACAGGTCGCAAGTCCGTGCGCGCCTCGATCCCCGGCACAGGCCTGTCCTATTCCACCTCTCTCGGCGGCAAAAAGAAAAAGTCCAAGCTGCTGACCGGGAAAAGGTACGTCCGAAAGAAATCCACCGCCAGAAAACCTGCCCAAGCGCATACAAACCGCGTCATTCCCACAAACAGCGTCACGCCAACACAGCAAACCCGGAATCCCGTGCCGTCGAACGCGCCGGGAACACCGAACGCATCCGTGCTGCCCAAGACGCTGGATATACGTACGATACTGCGCCTTCTCTGCTGGGCCGCGTTTGTTTTCTGTGCCATGGGCGCCATTGCACTGCTCATAGCACAGAACCTCGGCTGCACATTATACCTGGTTTTCGCCGCGATCGTGTGCCCCTTCAGACCGTACAGACAGTTCCTGCGGAAAATCATGCCGCACATTGCCATCCGCATCGCCGTCGCTGTCTGTGCCCTCGCCATTGTCATCCTAATCTATCCGGAAACAGAGCAGCCGCAAGAGACGGAACCGGAAACCGCCGCCACCGAAACAGAGGCAGAGCCGGAAACCGTCCTGACAGCGATAGCCGTGCCTGCCCCCGCCGTGCCGGAAACAAAGGCACCGGAGACAGAGGCGCCGGAGACAAAGGCTCCAGAGACAGAGGCTCCAGAGACGAAGGCTCCCGAGACGAAGGCACCAGAGACAAAGGCTCCCGAAACAAAGGCTCCCGAAACAAAAGCACCGGAGACGAAAGCTCCCGAGACGAAGGCACCGGAAACAACCGCACAAACACTCCGGCTGGTCAGTGTAACCTCCCCCTGCCGAAACGGAGACGATGCTACAGTGACCATCATCGGAAAGCCGAATACGGAATACTCGATAGGTGTTTATTACGCAACGCGTGCCAGCGAGGCGCAAGGACTGGAAAAGAAAACTTCTGACGCAAACGGGAATCTATCGTGGACATGGTCTGTCGGTCTGAATACAACACCCAGTACGCATGATATTACCATACGCGGCGGCGACGAAAAACTGGAGATCACATTCGATACATACGAATAAGGAGGAACCCCATGCCGAAATACACCCGCCGGAAGGACGGTCTTGTGCAGACAGACATCACGGTAAACGGCAAGCGGCACTACTTCTATGCCAGGTCAGAGCGTGAACTGCGGCAGAAAATTCTCGCGTTCCAGCAGACGGAAAGCGAAGGCCCCTTGTTCGCGGACGTGGCGGCAGAATGGTGGGAAACCAAGCAGAAAACGCTGTCCCCCAACAGCCTGCGCAACTACAGCCCCGCCGTGGAGCGCGCCATCGCGGCATTCGGCACGAGCCGGATCCGCCAGATTACACCCGCGGACATAGAAGCCTGCATCAGCGATTTCGGTCTGACCCACGCCGCCAAAACCACCGCCACCCAGCTCAATATCATCAACCAGATCCTCCGCTATGCCCGGATGCACGGCTATACCAGCACCGTCGCCACCGACATCGTCCAGATCCCGCGCGGTCTGAAACGCACCCCGCGCCTCCTGCCGTCCGAATCCGACGTTGCGGCCGTCAAGGCGCACCTCGATTACCCGATAATGGGCCTGTTCGCCTACGTCCTGCTCTACAGTGGCCTGCGCCGCGGGGAAGCCCTCGCGCTCCAGTACCGGGACATCGATAAAGTAAATAAAAAAATACACGTACAGAAATCTCTGTGCGCGTACAGGAACGAACCGATCATCAAGACGCCCAAAACCGAAGCCGGGTACCGCGACGTCCCCCTCGTTGACGCTCTAATCGCCGCGATCCCGGACGGCAAGCCGAACGATTACCTCTTCCTGCGCGACGGCCACCTCATCACGGACGCGGATTTCGACACGCTCTGGGGCTGGTACCGCAAAGAGGCCGGGATCACCGCCACCCCGCACCAGCTCCGCCACCAGTTCGCCACGCTCCTCTACGACGCCGGGATCGACAAGTTCGAGGCAGCCAGATACATGGGCCATACCACCGCCCAGATGACGGAAATCTACACCCACATATCCCGCAGCCGTACCGCAAGCAGTCTGGACAGATTGAACATAACAATCGGCGCAGTATGACTCAAAAAGGCATAAAAAAAGCACTTCCGCTGTAAAAATGCTGTAGAAAAGCCGTTTTCCCTTGTGAATACTGACAAAATATAGAGTTCAAATCTCTCCTTCTCCGTACCAAAGAATCCCCAATGAAAGCCTGATTTCCCAGGTATTCATTGGGGATTTTCGTTTTTCCCGCTCGTCAGAAACTGCGAATTTCTGCCGGATTTTGCAATTCTTACGCTGTAAAAATGCTGTAGTAAAAATCCCGCGCCGTCACGCTGCCGGCTCATCCGTCGGCAGATGCATGACCTCCTCATACAGCGCCGTTGCCACATCGTTCCCGCCCAAGGCGTGGTACGCCTGGTACGCCCACTTCAGCGCCTCCTTCGCATAGATGGGGCAGTATTTCCGTGCGACGTACTTGTCGTGGGAGCGGATGATCTCCGCGCGCAGCAGACACTGCACACCCGATTCCACAGCACTCGCACGCCGTGCGCGCATCCGGATATACGTGACCACACCGGACGCGACGCCGCCGCACAGGAACGGCACCGCCCAGCCTATGATCCTGTCAAGCATCCGATCCGCCGCCTTCCTGCTCCGGCGTGTCAGACGTTTTGTCGCCTGTCAGACGCCCCGCGAGCTGCCTTGCGATGTCGACGAAGGATTCCCCGAAAATATACGCGACAAGCGCGCCTACGCCCGTCTTTATAACGTCCACTGTCTCCGGCGTCAGCTCGTCTCTGAAAAACGCCGTCACCAAAATCGCCACCGCCGCCGCGACCGCGCACCACAGCTTACGGCTCGTCAGCTTCTCGCCCCAATGGATTTTGCTCTTGTTCATACCGCATCTCCTTTTCATGCCTGTAGCTCTGTTTGTTCTCGAATACCCGGATCACCCCTGCCGCCACTGATTCCACACCGACCGCGGTCGAAATGCCCATGACCAGCGACGAAGGCTCCATGCCGGTCGCCATCCAGTACACGAGACATACCGCGAAGAACACGCCCATGTACAGATAAATCGACAGCAGCAGCTTCTTCATCCAGCGCATTACCGCATCGCCTCCGCCAGCTTCCGCCACAGCTCCGCCGCGAATCGGTACCGGTCTATGTACGCCCGTGTCTGCGCCTCCAGACCGCACACGCCGCACACAAAATCCGCGTCGTTCGCGTCGTCCTTGACCTCGTACGTGCCGACCCGGTTCTGGATCCCGATCAGGCTCGTGGGATCGACCGCGGCGCCGTTTTTGCGTACCTCAAAGTGCAGGTGCCTACCGGATTCCTTATCGACAGCCGAGGTGGGACGCGGCAGCACATAGCCGGTGTTTCCCTCCACGGCGATCTCCTCCCCGCGCCGCACCGTCTGCCCCGCGCGCACCCGAACGGTCGCCAGATGGCACAAATATACGGCGTATCCGTCGTCCGTATCGATCCGGATGTAGTTGCCCCACTCGTGCGTCCGTCCGCCTGACGCCGCGTCATCGACGTACCCGGCAAAGCCGATCCGCCCGGCACATGGCGCGACGATGATCTTGTCCGTGCCCACCAGATCAACGCCCTTGTGCAGGGACCGCGTGCCGGCGATGGTGCGGTACCCGAATGGCGAGGTCACGCGCACAGATCCTGTTTTGTACGGCAGCCTCATGCGACCACCTCCCACCACGCCGGATAGTCCGCCGGAGAGTACGGATTGTTGTCCGCCGTGCTCCGATACACCTTGTCCCCAAAGACGCAGCATTCGCCTGTGTGGTACAGCCCGGACGTGCCGTTCGGCGCCAGCCACACCTTCGCGCGCGCTGCGTCTTTCGTATGCTTCGGCGACCATAACGCCGGAAGTGTGGACGGATCTCCGGTGTAATGCGATGCGTTGTGCGGCTGGAGGAGCCCGAACACGTTCCCGCCGAAGGTCACCGGCGCGCCTGCCGGATATGCGGAATAGTCCTTGCCCGCGTCCCACGCCGGGATCTTGTGCTCCTCGGCAATGATGGCAGTGCCGTCCATCTCCGCTGCCCGCGACCGTAGCGATAACGCGTCCGCCCGCCCGACGTCGCGGAATACGGATAAGACAAATTCTTTATTGTTCATGCTTCTCCCACTCCTTCCCGGTACGCCGCCGCCAGCTCGTCCCAGATGGTTCTGTCAGACGGCTCCGGCTCGTACAGGTAACCCTCCGGCGGCACCGGCTCGATGAACCGCGCGTCCCCGGTCTGGCTGTCGTCATAGCCCCAACCCTCGAAAACGTAGTCCGGCGCTTCTACGAACACAATGTCCGGCGCGTACCTGCCGACCGTACCCGCCAGGTTCTTGACCGTATTGGTCGCGTTCCAGTGACAGAAACCGCCCAAAATCTGAAAAATTTTCATCACTCCACCCCCCAGTATTCGATTATGATAATGCCGTTTCCGCCGTGACCGCCACCGCCGCCTCCTCCAGCCGCTGTGCCTCCGGCTTTACCGTGAGCGCCGCCGTTTCCGTCAAGTCCGTAACCGCCGCCTCCACCGACGCCATCGCCCCCATTACCGCCATAGCCGCCTCCACCGCCGCCGCCATAGGTGGTGCCGTTTCCGCCGTGGCCGCCGTAACCTCCTCCTCCGCCTCCACCTGCCGCGTAGTCGCCGTTTTTGGTTTTACTCCCGCCATCTCCGCCGTTTCCGCCATAGCCGCCGCCTCCACCTCCAGCGCCGCCATAGGTGGTGCCGCCGCCACTACCGCCGAGAGCCGTGCCTTCAAACGCATATCCTTTGCCGACCGTATTCTCGCCCGCGCCGCCGCTGCCGCCTTTCGTGGTGAGTGAGGCTTTATTCCCGTTTCCGGCATATCCCGCACCACCGCCGCCGCTATTGTAACTTGCGTCACCATACCCCGCGCCGCCTGTGTATTGCGCGGAATTGCCTCCCTTTCCGGCATAGCAGCCGCCTCCACCGCCTCCGCCGTAGGTGCCGCCGTTTCCGCCAGCAGCGGCGAAGGTCCCGCCGCCCCCACCGCCGTAGGAACCATTTCCGCCGGCACTGCCTCTGCCATACCCGCCGCCTCCTGTACCGCCGTTCTTGCCGCTGCCGCCGGATGCGGATACAAGCGTTCCAAATGACGTAACGCCTCCCGCGCTGTCAGCGGTGCCGCCTGCACCGATGCTAACCGTATAGGACGACTCGGACAGTGTGCCGACCCATGTGTTCATGTGCCCGCCTCCGCCGCCGTAGGTGCTTGAACCGCCCGCGCCGCCGCCAAACGCCAGAATGCGCACCTCACCAATCAGCCCCTGCGGCACCTGCCACACCTGGCTTTCCTTGATGATGATGGATTTCAGCATCCGTTTTGTGTTTTTGAGCGGCGTCCACACGATGTCGTTTTCGCTGCCGGAGGCAAAATAGAAGACCTTTTCCATCGACACGTTGTCGAGGTACACGTCACCCGGACGCGCCCCCGCAATCGTCTTCGGCTCACCTGCGCCGACATGGAGCCGGACACAGCCTTGGGCATACGCGTTCGTCTCCGCCAGCTTCTCCACGAGCGCGCGCAGCGCGTCATTCGGCACAGCTGTCGTAGGCGTCAGCCCCAATAACTCCGCTACGCTGTCCGAGAGCAGATTTCCCTTGGACAGCGGCGTTCCCTCCTGTGTCGGCTCGTCCGCCCTGGTCAGCGTATACGTGTTTTCCAATCCTGCCACCGGGACCAGCTGCACCCTGCCCGGATAGGTCGATACTCGATCAAGCATATTTCACACCTCCCCGGCAAAAATCTCGCCGGCATACATATAGTTCTCGCGGATCGACGCGTCCACGGTACCGAGATTCAATAAATACCGCTCGATGGCGTTCGCCCCGTCGATGGTCAATCGCTCCGCGCTCTGTGGGATCTCCGGCGGAATCGTCGGCAGCGTCGGGATTGCCTTGAAGGCGTGCAGATCGCCGATGTAGCCGTTCATCTCCGATCGGCGCGGGATGTCCGTCTCCGCCCAATCCGTCCGCGGCGATACGGTGATGTCGTATCCGATCGCCTGCAGCCGTCCGGCAAGATACGCCACCGCCGCGCCCACCCGGTTTAGATCGGCCGCGTTGTACCGCCCTTTCGGATTCCCCGCCGCCAGATCCGCCGCCGTGCGGTCAAAGACCAGCGTGAAAAGAATCGTCTCAGCCAATGCCAATCCCTCCGATCGTCCCCGAAATGCCTTTCGCGAAATCGAGCTTGATGTCCGTCACCACGGCGCATCCCGTGTTCCCGAAGATGTCGTGGAGCCGCACCGTGTCGCCGAGCTCCACCGCCGGATTCCCGCGCCATTTCACGTTATAGAGCTTCCGCCGCTGCAGATGATCGAGGTACCACGCCGCCACCGCCGCACCGGCAGAGGGAGCCACGCACGGATTCTCCAGAGTTGCCACGCGCTTTCCCGCACCCGCCGTGTAGACGACTTCTTCCTCCGTCTCGAGAAACGGGTTTTGCACGACGAGGTCCACCCGATCCGTCTTTTCGGATACCGACACGCCGGTGTAATCGTACAGCTCGTTTGCCGTGATCTCATCGACGGGCTCCGCGTCAATCGTGAGATCCGCGAAATGGACCACCTCGTCCCGGTCGACCCAGCTCGTGCAGCGCGCCGCCTGTGCCAGCATCCGCAGTGCCTCGCGCCGGGAGGTCTTGCGCCCGATCGCCAGCACCACCGGACGGCTTGCCACGCCGGTCGCGTACTGCACCTGCACGTCCGAGCCCTCGAGCACCTGCGTCACCGCTGCGGACAGTGCCATTTCCGTATTCCCGCCGCCGCGGAACACCTCGTTGTCCAGCTCCCAGATCACATCATTCGCCTGCACGCGGGGGACGAGCACGTTGGAATCCGCTGACGCGGACGTGAAATAAAACGAGCCCATATCCACCGATTCACCGTCTATATGCAGGCTCGCTCTGATGCGCTGCCCTTCCTGCAGGTATTCGTATATGCCGTCCGGATCGAGCAGGTTGTACTTCTTGTCCGAATTGTCGAACGAGAAATCCAGCTGCCGCGAAGGAAGCGCGTCCGAGGTCAGCGAAACGCCGTAGGTTAAGCTCGCCTTCTCGATCGTGTTCGCGTCCAGCAGCTCCGACAGCCCGAAGTTCGCCTCGACAAGCCGGATCCGCCGGTACGGCTCCGACGTCGCGAGAAACTCGAACCGCACCGCGTAGTAGTCCGAGAGCTGATACGGCATCTGCAGCACCGGAGACGCTGCCGTGAACGTCTTCTGTAAAACCGCCGCGCCGTCCGCGCCGTATGCCGTGACCCGCACCGACGTCGGGTACTGGTTGCCCTTGCTGTCGAAGAACAGCCCCCAGCCGATGGTGGATACCGGACCCGCGAAATCGTACCGCACCCACGGCGTGGTGGCGAACTGCCCGTTTTCATCCGACAGAGCCGCGTCCCACCACCCCGTTTCCACGCCGGTCAGATCGTCCGGCAGGATCTCCGCCGTGCCGTCGAGGGTCCAGTAATTCCGCTCCAGCGTGGCGTATTTCGCCGCGATCTCCTTTTCGTCGTCCACGGTCTGGGCGAGCCTGTCAATGGCACCGGTCTTGTACACAGACGGTGTGCATCCGGGCTTTGCGCTCTGATCCTCCACATCGAACCGGATCCCGATGCCGACATGGCGCACCGGCTTGTAGGGCGCGTAGAACTGCGAAACCTTTCTCATGCCGTCACCTCGTACTGCGTCGCCGTCAGGGTCACGCCGTACCAGACCGACACACCGCTCTCCCCGTACCGGAACGATTTCACCGCCGGCTGCTTCACGAGGAACCGATCCGTCCGCTCCCCCTCTGGCACGTCGTATTTGATATACAGAATGTGCTTCCGGCGGATCATGTCCCGCAGGGTGACGAGGTCGTCCGCGGACAGCCACCCGGTCGGAATGCTCAGCGCGTTTTTTTCGCCGACAAAATCGAATACCTCTCTGCCGGACGCCATTGTCGCGGACGTGCCGATCTCCTCCGCCGCCACCGTGTATTCAAGCTCCGGTAAGAGCGTGACGGACGCGCCCTCGCCATCGGAAATAACGATCCTACGCAAGCGCAGCACCTCCCTTTTGTTTTGTAACCCCACGCAGCGGATCATACAGCACCGACGCCAGCACCTTGCCGTCCAGCACAAGATTGATCGTCTGCCCATCGTTTTCGCCGTAGTTTGCCTGGAGAACAGAATTGGCAAGCGCCTGCGACGATCTGCCGACGCCGGAATCAGCGAACCCGACCGTCCCGACAGACGCACCGACGCGCGCCAGCCGGTCGTAGGACGCGGAAACAGCGCGCTCCACGCCGCCGAACGTCTCCCCCCAGCCGAGCGCCACGCCCTGCGCCAGATACGCACCGATTTTCGCGTACCGCTTCGAGGGCGAGTTTATCTCGTTGTCCTTTTTGGACGAATCGAACAGCCCGTCCCAGAGCCCTGACACAAAGGATTTCAGCCCTTCCCACGCGCCGAGGATACCGTTCTTGATCCCCTCGACGATGTTTCTGCCGATTTCCGCGAACCGACCCGGCAGCCCCTGGAAGAAGCCGAGCAGCTTCTCGGGGATACCCTGCACGAACGTGAGCAGATCCTGCCAATACCCGATCGCGTTGTGAACGAGGTCGGCAAACAGCTGCCCAAGCGCGTACATGACGTCGTTGATGTCCTTTTTGGAATCGAACAGCACCTTCACGAAATCGACGATGGACTGCGCGGTGTTGACGAAATAGGACACCATCGGCTCAAGATATTCCGCGATCTTTTGCAGAATTTCCGCGAATTTCTTGAAATTGTCAATCACCCGTTTCCCGATGAGGATGGCAAAGTCGTATAGCGCCTCCGCAATGCCGGCGATGATGTCTCCAAGTCCCTCCGTCATTGGCGCAAACAGGTCGGCGACCGCGTCGGCAAGCGCCTGCAGCGGTTCGGACAGCGTTTCATCCGCGTACGCGAACAGCGTGGACAGCGCCTGCCCGATCGCGATGATGATGTCCGCGACCCCCGATACAAACGGCGAAAGGAGGTCTATGACCGCCTCGGCAATGGTGGCAAGCGGTCCTGCTCCGATGCTGAGGCAAAAGCCGAGAAAGCCGTTCAGCGCGCCGGACACCGCTTCGATTACCCCGGGAAGCCGCGATGTAAACGTGCCGAGCAGTCCGCCCACCGCCTCCGCTATTCCGGAGAACGCCTGTCCGATACCCGCGCCCCGGAGCGTGCCGATAAACTCCCCCAGTGCATTGCCAATGGCAGTGATCACCGGTCCGAGCGATTCCTGAAACGGCGCGAGCAAAGAGCCGATCGTCTTCGCCGCCGCTGCAAGACCATCTCCGCTGAACGCGCTTTTCAGGGAATCGGTGAACCCGGACAGATCGATCCCGGTCAGCGCCGCGAACTTGTCGACCAGCACGTCGATCGCGCCGGAGATCCCGTCCGCCTGGAACGCCGCGGTGAGCTGCCCGACCGTCTCCACCACGCCGGAGATCGCGCTCTGCAACGCCCCGGTGAACCCGGAGATGTCGATCCCGGTCATATTCCCGAACGCCTCCGCCACGCCGGAGATCGCCTGTCCGATCCGCGGAACGAGGTTGTCCGCCACTGTCGCCACGGATTCGATCAGATTGCCGGTCAGCGCGCCGAGATCCGCGTTCTCGTCGGAGATCCCGGTGAGCAGGTTCTGCCACGCAGACTGCATGGACGAGATCGATCCCTGGATCGTGGACGCAGCCTCCGCCGCCGTCGTGCCGGTGATGCCCATTTTGTCCTGCACAACGCCAATCGCCTCGATGATCTTGTCAAAGGAAACGTCATTCACCGTTTTTGCTGTGACCGTCATCTGGCTGCCCAGCACGCCGGAATCGTTGATGAGCCGCGCCATCTCCGACGCCGTGCCGCCGTAGCCGAGCTTCAGGTTATCGAGCATCGTGTAGTTCTGCTTCGCGAAGCCCTGGTACGCGTTCTGGATCGCCTCCATGGACGTGCCCATTTTGTTCGCGTTGTCGGACATATCCGTGATGGCGCGGTTGGCGATCTCCGCCGCCTTGTCCGTGTCGCCGCCGAGCCCCTGCAACAGCGACGCCGAGAACGAGGTCACGGTGTCCATGTAGTCGTTCGCGGACATCCCCGCCGTCAGGAACGCGTTCGCGGCGTATTCCTGCACCTTGGCGGAGGAGGCGGCAAACAGCGTATCGATCCCACCGACCAGCTGCTCGTACTCCGCGTAGTTTTTCACGGACGCCGTTGTCAGTGCCGTCACCGCACCGGCAGCCGCAGCGATCCCCGCCGCCCCGACCTTCGCCGCCGTCGCAAGACCGGATCCGATGGAGGAGGCAATGCTTTTCGCGTTCCCGGCTACCTTGTCCAGTGCGGAGCTTGCCTCGTCCTCCAGTCCGATCTTGATCATCAAATCGAGCAGATTCATCCGTCTACCACCTCAAATCCCAGCGAATGGATGCAGTCATAGAACCGCTCCTCCTCCGTGCGGTTGTCCGCGGGCTTCGGATGGAGAATGTCCCAGTACCGCTCCCGGATATACGCTCCGGCGGCGGCTTTTGCCACATTCTCCGTCAGAAGCCGCACACAGTCCGTCATGTATACGCGGTACGCCGCCGTCTCCTCACGTCTCCGGAGAAGACAGGCGGCATACCGCAATATCGGCTTCACACCGGATCGACTCCCGCGCCAGCTTCCCCGACAGGCGCAGACGCATTCCCAGAGTACATCTGTCCCAGAGGGGGAAGCTGCAATGTAAAAAGCGCGATGAGATCCGGATTCGACAGAATTTCGACGATCTTGCCAGGCAGCGCCAACAGATTCAGCCGCACCGACTCCACCGGCACGCCGCCCTCCGCCGCGAGGATCGTCCGTACCGCGCCGCGATGGTCACGTAGGATCCGCCCCGCCGCCTGCCACGGTTTTTTGTCCCGCAGGAGGCGTAAAAGCTCCTTGTCCGTGGCGAGCTCCTCCACCGGATCGATCACCATGCACAGCGCGTCACACTGCGCGTCGAAGTCCATTTCACTCCACTTCATACCTCTAACCTCCTATGCCTTACTGTCCCACCGCCGGCGTCATCAGATACGCCTCATACGGCACCTTTGTCGGATCGGTCAGCGTGTAGTGCGCCGTGTACTCAAAATCCGACGTGCCGTTGCCGTTGTCCGCCGTCTTCCAGGCAAAGCCGCCCGTGGACAGCGCGTTCATCACGTGGACAGCAAAATAGCCGCCGTCGCCATAGTCGCCCACGATCCAGAAATCCGTGAAATCGCTGTCCTTCAGCTCGTCCCGCGGCGTGAGCTTCTTTATCGTGCTGCCGGACTTGGTCACATCCGTAGCGTCCGCCGCCGCCATGTCCAGCTTCACCGATTCCGGCGTGAACGTCACCTTGGAGCCGGTGACCTTGATGTCGCGCCGCACGAATTTTTTTAACTCCTTCACGTTCTTCGGCGCGTTGTCGATTCCCTCGCCTGCGTCTCTGTATTCCGGCGTGTCTTTGAACGTGATGCCGCCGGAGGTCGCGAACAGGATCTTCGTGCGCGTCAGCGTGCCCTCGAAGGTCGCCGGATCAAAATCCGACAGCACCACACCCGCGTTCGCCTGCAGCTCCTCAAAGGTCGTTTCCCGGATCTGCGTAAATGTCATCGCCATAGTTTTTTTCTCCTATTCTGACACAGGTGCCGTGTTGCACCGTGCCGTAAAATTCAGGTATTCCCGTTTCACCTTGTCGTCATCCGGATCGCGCATCGGCTGTGCCCACGGCGTGCCGCGGTAGAGGTGGATGTGCCCGCCGTCGCAGGGCAGCTTCACCCCGCCCAGACCGACCGTCTCCGCGATCCGCTCCACCATCGCCAGCATTCCCGTCAGCGTGTCCGTGCGGTACCAAAGCGAGGCGGAAAAGCTGTGCGTCGCGCCGTAATCGCCCGTGACGATCTCGTAGGTGATCCGCGGGAAAGGCGCGCCATCCGGGACAAAATCCACCGCGTAGGCAGGGATCCCGAACGACGCGAAAAACGTGTACAGCGCCTCAGCCTTGGTCATGCCGGCACCTCCCATCCCTCCGCCATGCAGACCGACAGCCGGAACGACGCCCGCGCCGGTGCGGTTTTGCCCTCCTGTGTCACGCGGAACACACGCCCGTCCGACACCCGCCGGAACACCGTGTGATACGCAGGCGCGTCCGCGGGGTCCACGTACACATGGTACACGTTATGCACGCGCGCCGCATCTCCCGCCACGACCCCGGCAGACGTGTCCAGCACCATGGCAGCACGGAAGGACGCGCCGTCCTCCCACGCCGTCACCGTGCCGCCCGATCCGTCCGGAACGCGCTTCTCCGAAAGAATCACGCAGTCCTCCATGGCCTCATCGTATAACGGAATCATAGCACCCGCCTCCATTGCCGTTTCCCGGTCTCGATCCGCGCCGCCATCTCCCGCAGCTCCACAGGGGCATTGGTCGGCAACGTGTACGAATAGCCTCCGAAGCTCTCCGACGCGTATCCCGTCCACTTGCCCTCCGCCGCCAGACGGTCCCACGCCGCGCGGTATGCGGCAATCTCTGCCGCCAGGGCGAGGAACGCGGTGGGCAGCGCCATGGACGCGACCGTCCCCGTGAACACCTCGTCCGTCAGATCCGCGTCCGGGTACCGGTGCACGCCGTCGCCGAAAACGGAGCCGGATATGCGATAGTACTGCCCGGCGGTAAGCGGCAAGCCGGCGGGCGGCAGGAGTACCCCACCGACCACCGCAAAGGTGCCGCTCACCTCATCCCGCACGAAATAATTGCGCGTCTCCCGGCACAGCTCGTCCAGAATCGCGGTCATTCCCACCGCATTTCCTTCTGCCATTGCCGTCAGCCGTAGATCACGGCAGCCAGATCCCGGTCGAGCGTGGCGACGCCGCACACCATGTCGATGGAGACGGTATCCGTCTTTGTCTGGAGGTCGTAGTCGTACACCACGCGCAGGCCGAAGCCGTCGTAGCTCACGATCGCGGACTTCGCTGCCCCCATCGGCTGTGCGAGCGGACGGGTGACGAGCGCAAACGCGTTTTTGTGGAACGCGATCGCCGGCGTGTACTTCGCCGTGACGGTCACGTCCGTGTTGTCGGCAGCGGTGAGCGCACGGTCGAGCTTCACCCCGGCAAAGGCGTTGCTGGCAGCGGTCACGTCGTTCATGACGCGGTAGTGCGCGCCGCCGATGGTCAGCCACGTGCCCTTCTTCAGTACCCCGGTCACAGAGGTCGCGTCCAGACCGATGGTGTCGGTGTCGGCAGCCGCGCCGTTCAGCTTCAGCGCCGTGACGGATACCGTAGAGCCGGTGTCTACCGTGCCGATGTTCTGATCGACATAGAAGTCCATACCGAACTTGCGGCCGAGGGAAGCGTCGCGCAGCGCCGTGCCGTTGTCGCCCACCTTGTCGGCGGTGAGAAACGCGGTGTCTTTGAGCAGCTCCGCTTCCATGTCCGCGCCGTAGACGAACCGTCTGTCGGCGAGAGGTGCGGCGCAGCAGGTCAGGTGCCGTCTGGCGTCCACGATGTCGTTCCGTACGACGGAGGTGCCGTCCACACGGTTGGTGATCTCCGCCTGGAGCGCGAGCAGGTACGAGTCCACCTTATCCGCGAACGCCTGCATGGCAGGGACGAGCAGCTGCGCGGAGAAGTCCGCGATGTCCATGCTCATCTCCTTGGAGGTGACGGCAAAGGATACGTCCAGATGCTTGTCCATGTGTACCGGAACGCCGCCTTCCGCGACATCCTGTACGTTGATGCTCGAGCCTGCGAACTCGTTCGCCGTGAACTTTGCCGGACGACGGATGGTGATGGTGTCGCCGACGCCGGATACAAATTCACCGGAATAGTCGCGGTGCACAAGACGTGCCATGACCGCGTTGTTGCGCAGCACCATCAGTGCCTCGCGCGCGATAATATCGGGAGTGAGAATTGTGTTTGCCATAGTGTTTTTTAGTCCTTTCTTCAGGTTTTATTTCGCGGTGCGCGCCTTGATGTACTCCTCCATGGAGAGAGAACCAAGCGCGACGTTCCCGCCGTTTTGTTCGGGTGGATTCCCTACGTTCGCGCCCTGCGTGTTCACAGAGCCGATAAAGTCCGCCCAGTCCTTCCGGATGGCCGCTTTCGCGCCGTCCGCGTCCTTGATCTTACCGTCGTCTCCAAGCTCGATCGTGCCGAGATCCGTCACGCGCAGTACGGTGTCGATGCGTTTATCCGCCACGCCCGCTTCCTTGAGCAGTGCGCGATACGCCGCCTCTTTCGCCGCAGCCTTCGCCTTCGCCGCCTGGTCGGATTTGTACTTTTCGTACTCCGCCTGCAGCTTGTCGTACTTTCCCTTGTACGATTCGTCTCCCGACGCTTCTTCGAGCTTTTTTTCCGCCTCCGTCAGCCGCTTCTGCGCATCCGGCAGTTTTTCCGCGTCGGTCCTGTAGCGGTCGCGATCCGCCTTCAGACCGTCCACGGTTTCCGTGTGCATTTCGATGATGGAGTCGATCTGCTCGTCGGAGATGCCCATTGCTTTGAGCGATTTTCTGGTAAGTGCCATAGTGTATATCCTTTCCCCGGCATTTCTTAGCCGGTATAAAAACGGCATTGCCTCGCCGTGATTATCTGTTTTATGAAGCCCATCAGCCGGACAGCTCGTCCTTTACGATGTTCTGATAGGTCTCCGTATGCTCGGTCGCCGCTGGACCCAGAAACGGCTGTGCCGCCATTTTTACGGTGCCTGTCTCCACATACTTGCCGTACTCGACGTTCGTGCCGATGTACGCCGCCTTATCGTCCGTGATGTGCGTGATGGAATTTCGCAGGTTCCCGGTGTCCACGGGGCACAGATCCTTCGCGTACCCCTCCGCCTGCATCCCGATCCGCTCCAATGCCCTCTGCATGGCGCCCCGGATCCCGCCCTTGACCGCGTCCACGTTGTCCGCATTTATACGCAGATTTTGAATTTTCGGCATTGCCTCACCTCCTGAAAATGGGCATAAAAAAACCACCCTGCTCGGTGGTCATTTTATTCAAAGGATTCCAGAACCTTTTCAATATCCTCCGGATACACACTGTCCGTTTCCGTCCCATGCTCCGTATCGATGTCCGCGATGAAGCACGCGCCGTCACCGAGGATCTCCACAATGGAGGCTTCCAAACCGTTTTTCAGAAGCACCCTGTCATACATGCGTATCTCCACTATACATCCGCCTCCTTGTCTGTAACGTAGATACTGGTCAATCTGTATGTGCCATCCTCCTCCTGGATCCACGCGGTCAGCACATTCGCCTCTTTCCCGTTCGGACCTTTGAGCCGCATGACCAGCTCAAATGTCTCCCCATAGCCATTATACCCCTTGTCGCGCAGTTTGTCAACGGAAAAATGCTGTAAAACCTTTTCCTGCAGGTCTGCCGCGTTTTCCACCGTATATCCGAGAGCGCTCCGAAAAGCTTCCGATTTTCCTTTGCTTTTTCCCGGCACAAGCGCGTATTGCGTCAGCTTTCTCTCGTCCATTTTTGCGGTGGGAGGACTGTCCGCCGTACCGCTCCGTTTCCGCACCCACCGTTCCCACTCCGGGTACGTCATATCCGAAACCACGACGTTCTTCCCCGTCACAGGATCGCGTACGCGCCGTTTTCGTTCCTCCGCCTCGATGCCCGGCTTCTCCACCGTCCGCACCGTACAGCGGCAGTTGTACACGTCTCCGGCTTTTCCGTCGCGGTCGCCGGGGTACTGCATCACGGAGCCGAGCGGGGTCACAAACGGCTCGTTGTACGCCACCGTCACGCCGTCCATGGCGCGGTGCGAATGGCGCGTCCTGCCGTCGAGGGTCGCCACCCATCGCTTCCGGACGGCGATCCCCATCTCCGCCGCGTGCTCGTAGGACGCCTGCCTGCCCGCGTTCTGTGCGGAGGTGACCGCAGTCCTCGCGTTGCGGATCGCGGATACCTCGTTCATGCCGACGACGGTCTCCAGCTCTCCTGCGATCTGCGGGATCGTCTTGCCCTGCAGAATCGCCGACGTGATCACGTCCACGATCTTCTCACGGTTCCATCGCAGGTCAAGCGGAATGTCCACCGCCAGCCGCTCCGAGATCTCCGGCAACAGCTCCGGGGACTGTGTGATCAGCCGCCGCACCGTCTCCGCGTCGTACAGCGTGAAAGAAAGATCGCCGTAGGTCCGCTCCAGTCCGTACGCCTCGTAATTGTGGTTGACGGCGAAGATCTCCGGCAGCTGCCCGTCCACGTACTCTGCCGCGGCTACGTTCGTGTCCGTGACCTGTCTGGCGAGCGTATCGCGCATGTCCTCGTTAATCCTGCCCGTTACCAGCTGCCGCCGCAGCCACGTCTCGTACTCCGCCTGCGTGATCGCCCCGGACGCCACCCGGCGCCGCATGGCAAGATCGCGCTCGACCAGCCGCTCGTAAAACGCCTGTGCTTTGCGCGTCATCTCATCCGCCGCCTTTTTGTAGATCCGGTGCAGCCGCGCCTCGATCGCCGTGAGGGCTTCGTCCGTGAATCTGTCGTGGATGTGTTGGTTCGGTGTGCTCATTCCGCCACCTCACACAAAATCGCCACCTCAACATGCGTGCCCACCGGGAAATGGTTGGTATTGCCGTTCAGCATCGCCGTAACCCCATCGAGCGCGTATCCGTCTATTTTGTACGTTGCAAGCTGCATATTTACATTTCCCGTGCAGGTCATAGCAGAGCTGCCGCCGTAAAAAGCGAACACGTTGTCTCTCGCCGTTTTTTTCCATCCTGCGATTGATCCCATCACACGAATTGAGTTATCTTTTTTTGTCGCTGACGGATATACCCACGGCGTACCATTGTTGTCCGTCTGTGTCGCGTCGGCAGGCGTGGATATAATGAGCGTTAAGCCGACTGGATTGTAGTCTGCTATAGACTTGCCATCTGTGTCTGTGCTGATTATAAGTTCTCTCTTTGTTTCAGCCAGATCGGATGAGTGGACAGTGACCCATTTGAGAACCTTTTGAGATGGCATATCCACCGTTTCCGTCTCCGTGATTTTGCCGGATTCATCAACGGATTTGACCTTGACGACTTGACCTACTTGTGCAGTGGCGGGGGAAGGGAGATCATCAATCCCAAGATTCTTCTGCATCAGAGCTTTTTCTTCATCTGTAAGCTCATTCATAAGATAATCTGTTGCAAGTAAAGGTCTGCCATATTGCCATTGCATTCCATCTTTCGTAGGAACACATACAGGAACTTCATATGGGCCAGGAGCATCTTCCGGCGCTATGTCAGAAAGACGTATACGATAAATTTTAAAATGTCCAACATCGTACTGGATAATGCTAAGCACTCCAACTCCAAGGTTTGAAAATATTGGATTACCGTATCCTCCGCCAGTTTCAAATGGTGTTGATAATCGATATATGTCACCGTAATAATGTCCAATAACATCTTTCCCATCATTATTGGCTGTGATCTCTTCGACGGTTTTGTCGCACGTTATCCATCCATCTTCACCGTCATTAAATGTACAAACAAACGTACCAGAAACTTTTGCAGCTTTCCACTTTATCGGCTTGCCGTCCTCGTCCACTTCCTCGACGGTCAGCACCTCACCAACCTGTGCCACCTGCGGTGCGTCGATCTTCTTCGTCAGCGCCGCCTCGATCTCCTCTATATCCGTGTATCGCGCCGGCGGCACAGGCTCACCGTCCATGCGTCCGGCGCACACGACCTCGATTTTCGCCGGGTTCGTTGTGATCCGACGAACAAGCACGTCGCCGTCCATGGCGCTGCCGACCAGGTGCACCCGCCACGTGCCCGCTCCCAGATTGAGCCCGTTGTCCTGCGCCACTCTGCCGTCCTTGAGGGGACACGCGTAGGCGACGTCGCCGTCGTCAAAGATCGCGTGGATCGCAAGCCCGTCCCAGTCGCGGTTCAGGAACACAAACCGCGCTTCGATATAGTTCACACTGTCCGACGCGATCACCGGCGTGTCGATCGTCAGTGCCTGTCCTACAACATATCCGACTATCATTCCGTAGTACCTCCCTTATTGTATCGGCGCACGGAGAGGATCTCCCGTCGCTCCAGCACCTTTTCCTGCTCGTCCGTCGTCAGAAACGGCAGCTTCCGCACGATCGTCTCCTCGTCGAGGTGCGGGGCCGCCAGCATCACCATCTGCGTCTCCTCGTACTGGTTCGTGATCCGGCACCGACTGTACGTCGGCTCGTCCTCGATCCCGGCAAGCGCCAGGATCCCGGCGATGCACGCGGTCACCTGCGCCTCGAACTCGTCCGCCTTTTTGTCCAGCGGCTCGTAATTGAAGCGGATCTGCGTCGCTGTCACGTTCGCCCCCTGCACCTGCCGCACGTCGAGTGCCATCGCGTCGCGGTACAGATCGTCGGAGAGCTTCTGCAGCGCCATTTCCCGCGCCTCATACGGCGGATCCACGGCGTGCGATTCCAGCTTCACGTCGTCGTCGATCTTGCCGAAATGCGTCGTCTTCAGATTCTCCCGGAACTTTATCAGATCGATGTTGTCCATGCCCCCGGCGTTGGTCAGCGTCCAGTACAACACCGACGCCTCGTCCACATCGTTCGCCAACCCCGACTTGATGAGGTCGTAGCAGTCAATCGCCTCGCGTAACCCCACCAACCGCGACTGCCGGTACCGGTCGGCGTAGAGCGGAACAATCGGGAAGTCTTTGTAATTCTCGCCGCCGATGATCTCCACCCCGTCCGCCGCGGAGGTGCGCACCAGGGTCTTGTACGGTCGCTTCGCCGCGATCACCTCCAGAGAATCCACGCCGGACGCCGTGCGATACTCCGTGTACCCGTCCATCTCGTAGAGCGTGTAGCGCGTCGGCTTCGCGGCGTCGATGGTCCACCACCGGATCCCGGCGCATAGCCCGCCGTTCTCGCAGGAGTACAGCGGCACGAAATCGGCAGGCGTGAAGTGCGTGATGTGGTCGTAATTCCAGAATACGTAGGAAGCCGCCTGCACCAGCGCGTCGTGCGCCGCGTTCATGATCTCCCGGTCGAATGAGCGACCGAGCCGCGCCTTCGTGTCCGCGTCCTGGAACGTCACGCCGTTGCCGAGCAGGTACCCGACCTCCTGCGTGATGAAATACGGAAAAAAGAGCGACTTTACCTTGTGGTTCGCCGCATAATTGTCCGGCACCGCCCGTCCGGACATCGTGTATAATAGCTTCTGGTACCGCTCGATCGTCGCGTTCCGCCGCCGGTCGTAAAGCACCGCCTCCGCTGCCGTCCGATACAGCTCCGAGCCGATGTGCGCCGTCACCGCCGATCGCATCAGCCGCTGCACCTCCACCTCCGACCGACCTCTCGCCGCGACCAGATCCTCGTATGTAATCATTAAATCCTCCCCTGATGTGGTCATCCCCACAGCGGCACATAGTCCGAGCCGCCCCGGTTCCACAGCACGCGCACCAGACACGCAAGCGAATCCGGCGCGTCGTCGTGCGCTGCGTCCTCCGTGTAGTCGGTCACCTGCTCGATATACGCCGGGTCCGTCCCCGCGACGAAGCGAATATTTTGCCACTGCGGCTTCAGATAGCCCGTGATCTTCAGAAATTTGTTCATGTCCTCGTGGTACGTCACCGCCCGTTCCCCGCGCCGCCGCAGCTCCTTCGCTAAAAATCCCCGGTCGCCGTTGTCCTCGCAGTAGATCTTCCCCGCGTTCATCGACTTCCGGCAGGCTATGATCTCGTCCACACACTCATCCACGGCGCGCTGCCACAGCCTGCCGTATACGTAGTACACGCCGTCCCGCTTCGCCGCGATCGTGAACGCCGTATAGTCCGCGCCGCCGTACGCCGCGTCGAGATGGCAGATCCCCTGCTCCGCCAAAGCCGTGTCGTACCCGACCTGCGGATCCGGGAAAATCACCTTGTCCTGTGCGATGTGCCGCATTTCGTAATTCGCCGCGAACAGCGACGCCGTCATGCTCTGACGGATCTTCGCAAGGGTGTCGGGATCGATCAACCCCGTGCGGTAGCAGTCGTACACCTCCGCTCGCGGCATCAGGGTGAACGCGTCATCCTTGTGCCAGGGCGTACCCGTGTTGAAAATGCGCCCGCCGCGGTTCTTGATGTTTTGTAACTCCTGATACACGAGCTTCGTTCGTTCCCGCTCCGCGCGCGATGTCCGGTCCGCCACGTTGACAATGTCGTCCGTGAAGATCACGTCGTAGTGACAGCCCGTGAGGGAGCCGCCTGTCCCACGCCCGGTGAGCTGCGCCGTCCCCTTGATGTCGTCCGTCAGATTCGTGGACAGCTCGACGGCGGATTCCTTCGTGAACGCAAGCGGCACGCCCCAGATCGTCTGCGCGATGTACCGCATCTGCGGGGTTGACAGAATCTTTTTCACCTGCGCAAGCACCTCCTTCACATCCGCGTCCGTCTTGCGCATGAATAAGATCCGCTCCGTCGGCCGCAGGAGCATGAGAATCGAAAGCGCGACCGACACGCACGTCGT